GGAGCATATGATAGAAGTGAAAAATATGTAAAACGACCATCAACGAGAAAAAGGAAACCTAAAAAATATTTGGATTAGGTCGGCGTTTTAAATGTTCAAAGATGTAAAACTTATTTTTTATTAGGAATATTATCCTTAATAAATGTTTCTAACTTAGTCACGTAAGGTTTGCAATCATAATAAGTAGCAACATAAACACCACAACCAAAAGATAAAGCACTTTTTATAAAACAATGACACATATATATTCTCTTTATATTTCATTCTCACTTGCAATTTTATCTATTTTATGTTGTATAATTTCTCTCTTTACATTCATCTGTTGAAGGAAATGAATTCCTAATGTAGGAGAGATTGCTAGTGTATTTGCATACGTTCGATAACTCAAACAACATATATTGGTTAATTTATTAAATCGTATTGTATACCACCAATAAGATGGAATATGTATAATATCACCTTTTTTCAACTCTACTTCAAGTATTTTAATTTTATCCAGTGATTTTTTGTATTCTTCTTGTATCTCCCATAAATTTATCGGGCTTCTAGTCTCTAAATGAAGATAATCTGTTTCATAATCAAGATATTTAGAATAATTAGGAGCAATTAATTTTATTGTACATTCACCTTGTGTTACTAAATAATAATTTCTATAATTGAGATTATATCGTAACGGAGTAGAACTATGTATACTACCACTCAATATATCGTATATACACTTTGACACAAAAGGTGGTCTCAAAAAATAATCATTGTATTGTAAAGTCTTTGACAATCCAGTTTCAGTCAAGAACTCGGAATTATTCTCAGTAATATATTTCTTTTCTTCATCTTGCAAAAATAATTCTATTGTTTCTCTCAAAATAAAAGGTATATATATCTCATTCTTTTCATCATTCTGTTCTTTTGTATTTCTAAGATAAACATCAAATGCACCATAATGGTCCACTATATTTGTTAAATTAAACTCATTCACAATCTTGTCATTATCAAACTTAAAAAGTAATGGCTGTTTTAAATCACATACTTCTTCCAACTTATCTTTACTTGGCTTGTCAATCTCATATATCTCTAAATCATTACTTGTTTTAATATGAAAATATATATGCAAATATAAAAATAAAATAATGATAAAAACAATCGCAAAATATAACATATTCATTAACTTATTACTAATGAATATATTAAATATATTATTTTAACTTATTCTTTCCTTCTTCTATTTTTCTATTCCTCCTGTTCCTCATTCTCCTCCTTAGGTCCTTCTTCACTTGGCTCCTTCTCTTTAATTTCTAATCCAACTTCCTCTCTACTATCATCCATATCTACCTTTGCACTCTTTTCTAACACATTATGTTTAAAACGGAGAAACTCAATATTATGTGATATATATAAATCTTTAAGACGATTATAATCCTTCATTATATTATGTATGGTATCTTTAAGATATAGTGTTTCTTCTTTCATTTTCTCAATCTCTTCATTATGTTTTTTTCTATCTTCTTCATAATCATTTTTACTTATAGTAGAAACCATATTACTCTGTGAAGATGTATGATTACTATTTTGATTACTAATACCACCCTTCTCCTCAAGTGTTTTTAGTCTCTGTTCGTGATTTTTTAGAACATTTACTATAGAGTTTGACATTTATATAATAATTAAATAATAATCTTTATATTATTTTAATTTCTAATTTAAATACATATAATAAATGGAATTTATTGAGGATTCTTCTACTATCACAAAAGAAACTTTAGGATTTATGGAGCATGTTACGAAATATGATAAACATACTAAAAACTATCTCGTAAATACAATTCAATACACTCTTCTTTCTATATTACCTGTTGTTTTACTAAATAAATTTGTTCAATATATCATACCTAAAGCAGATGAAACAAAAGGAAATATGGAAATATTGGTTGAAATCATTTCTCAGTTAGGTATTATCTATATTGGTTTGTTCTTAATCCATAGAATAGTCACATATATACCAATAGTATACAACAATGCTAGCTTTGATGATTTAGAATTAATATCCTTTACTTTACCCTTTTTAGTAATCATACTTAGTTTCCAAACAAAACTAGGTGAAAAAGTAGATATATTATATCGTAGGCTTGTTCACTATTGGACTGGTGTAGAACCACCTAGATACCAAGACCAAGAAAATGATGATTATCACGAACCACAAGAAACTAAAGTTCATGTAAGACAACCTATTATAAAATCAAAAGAGAGAGAAATAGAATTACCCAATTATGAAGAGAGAAATGATAGACCACAACAACATCAACCTCCAAGCAATGAAATGAATACTATACAAGCACACGAACATTCACAACAAATAAGCAGCCAACCACAAACACAACCAAACTTTGATAGTATGATTGAACCTTTAGCCGCAAATGAAATGACTGGCGGTTTTACTTCTTTTTAACATAATTAAATAATATAAGAATAATTATATATTATTCAATTATGAATACTGATTGTATTGATGAAAATATTAAAGAACTTTTGAATATCCTCGACAATGAAAATTATGATAATATTGTAAAATATACAAATGCAAGTATTAAAAAACAAAAAAATAAGATTTTACAAGATTTAGCTTTACCTCGGGGTGTATTAAAAGAAATGCATTCCAAACTTGAAGAATATAGATATATATCCGATTTAAGTGATTTACGTTATGGTTCTTATATTCGATGGATACCCTTGAAAAATGAAGAAAATATATATTTAACAAATGGTGGTATTGTTATTGATATAAAAATATTAGATTGTATACATATTGTATGTAAAAATAATCGTAATTTTATCATTCAATTTAAATTTGACGAAGCCCTCATCTTTCAAAAAATAAGTGACCAAGAATATGTAATCTTGAATATTTTAGATTATCTCAAGAAAAATAATATTCAATTAAATGATGATAAATAAATACACATATCTATTATAAGAACATATCATGAAGTATATTGTATTTGACCTGGATGAAACTATTGGTCATTTTGTTCAACTCGGATATATACACGCTGCCTTTGAGAATTATTTAAACAGAGAACTTAGTGTATATGAAAAGTTCTTTATTCTTGATACCTTTCCAAATGTATTTCGTCCAGGTATATTTAAAACATTTAAACACATTATTAAAGAAAAAAAAAGACAACATGTTAAAGTAGTATTATTTACTAATAATCAAGGTCCTCCATCATGGGCTAGACTTATTATTGAGTATATACACCATAAATTAAATTATCAATTATTTGATAAAATTATAGGTGCCTATAAAATTAAAGGTGTTATCAATGAACCATTACGTACCAGTGATGATAAAAGTTATTTAGATTTTAAAAAAATAGTTAATCTAAACGATAATATTCCCGTGTTATTTTTTGATGATCAGATTCATTATAATATGTTGCATTCAAATGTTTCTTATATTCTCATTGAACCTTATAAAAAAGTATATGATATAGAAGAAGTCATTACACGTATTCAATTAAAAGTTCCAATTCATAATAATAAAAAGTTTATTGAATTACTCAACGAATATAATAATTATTTCTTACAAATAATGACACCTTGTATAAGATATAATAATAAACAAGAAAAAGTTATTAACTATCATATTAATCATTTTTTAGTATTGGATACGATTGAAGATTAAGTTTTTCTCTTAGGTACTCTTCTTGTTCCTCTTCCATGTTTTTTTACAGCTTCTTTTGCTAATTCAAGCGCTCGACTATCAGGTCTACAAGTTCTCTCTAATATATCAAAATCAACTGCCGCAGACTTTCCTCCTGTAATAGAAGATGCTAAACGAGCATACGCCCAAGAATGAGGTGTTTGATTTGGACGTGAACCCGAAGAATAATATGCACCTTTTCCTTTTGATAATATTTCTTTCATTCCTTTCTGTGAACACCCTGTTCGACGTGCTAATTTAAGACTAGGTATTAATGTAGTAATATCATATTCTTCTTTTGCATTTTTAATATGAGGCGAACCTCTTGATTGAAATGAGGGAACTTTCTTTCTTGTATGATATTTTCCTTTTTTATATTTCTTTCTTGACTTTTTAATCTCTCTTGCTTGTTTTTTTTTATCTTTTTTATCTAAATGTTTAGGAATATATCTTTTAGGCAGTTTCATTATATAAATAACATTTAAAATAATATTCTAAAATAAGAGTTTATAAAATCAAATATCATATAAAATCCTGCACTAAAAGCAATCCTATGATGATGTTTCTTAATTTCTTCAAGAGGATATACAGGATTGTAGGTAATCATAAGAATAATACCTATGATTAAACGAAACGTATTATGGATGATATTTACATATTCGTTGGGTGTATGATAAAGATTTAAAATAGACATTATATAAATTAAATAAATCAAACTAAGAAATATATAATATAAATAAAACTGAATACTTGATATATTCATTTATATTATATCATAATATTTGTATTTTTTATTTTATCTTTATATATAGAAAGTGTTCTTGCACTTGCATCATTCATATTTTCTACAAAACGAGGCATCCAATACTCTGGTATTACATTTTCACAATGCTTATAAAATTGTGAATAAATATTAAAATAATAGTATTGTTCTATTGTTTTGGGTATCATTGTCTTACATTTCTTACTATCGATAAGAGACATATTTATCTTATCTATATTTTTCTCTACATACTCTTGAATAATTTGATACCACGACTTGCTATGACTAGAAACACCATCACTAAAAGCTTCTTTTGTTCTCCATAAAACATCATTTGGAAGTAACTTTTTATCTGAAAACGCATTTCTCAATAAATATTTCTCGCAATGTTTTTTAGTTGTATTATAACGTAATGCACTTGAAATAGACAAATATGTTTCTACAAACTCTGCATCTAAAAAAGGTGTTCGTGGCTCTAACCCATTTGAAGAAATAGATTTATCAGAACGTAATACATCAAAGTAATGAATATTTTCTAATAATCTCTTACATTCATCGTGAAAACTTAATTCATTCGGAGACATATGAAAATATAAATAACCTCCACATACTTCATCTGAACCATCACCATTAAAAATCACTTTTGCATCGCTATGTATCGAAATATATTCAGAAATTAAATAATTTCCTACACTTGCACGTATTGTTGTTGTATCGTAACTCTCTATATTATATATCACTTTTGGAATACTTTTTAAAAAATCTTCTTCTGATACAATTACTTCTGTATGTTTTGTCTTTAAATACGTAGCAACTTTTCTTGCATATTTTAAATCTTCTGAACCTTTCAAACCAATACTATATGTCTCTAATATATTTTGCTTTTTAGTCTCATCCATTACCTTTTTAACAAGAGATGTAATTAAACTACTATCTAGACCACCTGATAATAAACACGCAATCGGTCTATCTGTTGTGAGAACTCTTTTACGAACCGCATTATATAATGAAGTGTATATTTTGTTATATATAACTTTTTCGTCTCTATATTCCTTTAAATTATCATCTATATTATAATATTTCTTATTCTCCTCTACAGACTCCCATATGTCTCTCTCATTCGTGGTAAAATAAGAATATGTAGCAGGTTTAAATTGTTTCATTGAAACTATATTGTGACCAATTGAACAAATCGTTTTCATTTCTGAACTAAAACCAATGTATATATCATCATTCTCTACCATTTTAATAGACCATTGATATAAGGGTCGAATACCAAATCGATCTCTTGCTACGTACATTTTTTTATTATTTGTCATACTATCTATTAAAACAAACGAAAACACACCATCCAATTCTTTCAATGTTCTCTCTATACCATACATTTTATATAGGTGAAGAATTACTTCACAATCGCTATCACTTCTTACATTTAAATTATGTTCTTCAATTAACTTCTTGTAATTATATATTTCACCATTACATATCAGCTGTATATTATCCATTTCAAATGGTTGATTTGATTCATCATTTAGTCCGTTAATAGCAAGACGATGAAATCCAAGAATATATGTATTGTTTTTTATACTATAAAACTTAAATGTGCTATAT